ATCATGCTGAATACCCACGTGGAAGCGACCTTCCAGATTCCGGACGTCACGAAAGTATTGGCGGTTCCGGATTTGTTGAAGCTGTATATGCAGCCCGCCGTGGTAGCGATCGCCGAACGGATCGAGTCGGACCTGCTGTCGTTGTATCCGTCGTTTACAGCGAATACGCCGGTGGGAACCTCTGGAACCGCGATAACCGAGGCAGTGGTAGATTCCGCTGAAACCGCATTGTTCTCTGCACGCATGCCTGCAAGCGCAAGCAAGTACCTCGTGGTCGATTCAGCAACGTATTCGACATTGCGACAGATCCCGCGCTTTAGCGAGTTTCAAACCGCGGGTGAGGCGGGCTTGCGCGCTTTGATCAACGGCGCGGTGGGCAAGATGAAGGACTTTTACATCTTCCGATCCCAATTTGTGACGAAGACTGGCAGCAGCCCGATTACGACTCACAACCTGGCTTTTGGGAGAGATGCGGTCGGACTCGTGGTGCGGCGTCTGCCACAACCGCTTCCAGGAACAGGTGCTATTGCCGAGTACGCGGAGCTGGGCAATTTCGGCATACGAGTCACGATGAGCTATCAGCCGAATACATTGGCTCAACAGTTCACGGTCGATGCGCTGTACGGCGCGGGCGTGTTGCGGAACAGCTTCGGGGTTCAAGTCAACAGCTAAGGAGAAAGCGGGCCGAAGGGCTTGTAGCGGGGGCGAAAGCCCCCGTTGCAGCCTTAAGCCTGCTCCAACATATATGGATTTGCGCGTCTCTTATCAGAAAATTCGCAAGATCGAGGCGGAAATAAAAGAGCCATTCATTGTCGTCGTGAGCCGGGAGACCCCGGACGGAGGAAAGGCGGGCCTGAAGTCAGAGGTTCCCAGACCGTTGGCCGCAAAACTAATCGCAGAAGAAACGGCGGCGGCGGCGACGCATGAAGAAGCCTCGAATTATAGAGCCGAGCAAGAGCAACAGCGGATCGCATCCATCGAAGCGGAAGCGGACGGAGTTTCCGACGCAAGGCTATCACGAGCAGCGATCAGACCGGTAAAGAAGCCCTAGGAACAAGAATCATGCTACTGACCGACGGCAGACCGAACGATACCGAAGCGCTGCGGGTGTACGAGTCATCCATTCTGGATCTGGCGAGCGCGGAAAAGATTGAACTCGATGCAAAGTTGGATTTGGCTTTGGAAGAGATTTCGGAAGACATCCTGGATGTGCTCCTGGATCACACAAGGTCGTACGATCCGCAATCCACGCTCCGCAGGACCATCGGGGTATCCGATGTGGTTGTGACTCCGCAATTGAAGCGGTGGCACGCCGTTCATACCCTTGAAGTGGTGTATCGCGACGCCTTCAACAATCAGCTTAACGACCGCTACAAAGCTCAATTCGGTCAATATAACGAACTGTCGAAGAATGCCCGGGAACATACCTTGAGATTCGGTATCGGGCTGGCATTGGGGCCGATCCCCAAAGCGCCACAGCCGTCGTTCAACTTCGTAGCGGGGTTGATTCCGGCGACGACCTATTACGTGCGCGTGAGTTGGGTCGGCCAGGGAAATAAGGAGGGAATGCCCAGTGATGAGACAACTTATGATGCACCGGCAGGAAGTTTACCGGTAGTGACCGCAGTGAATCCTCCACCAGTTGCGACTGGCTTCAACGTTTATATGGGTCTGGCGGCAGGGTGCGAGAAGCTTCAAAATCCGGCGCCGATTCCGATTGGGAACGGCTTCACTGTGGCGAGCGGCGGATTAGTGCCGGGTCCGGAAGCCGGGAACGGGCAGACTCCCGATACATATGTAATCGGCGGAAGAACGCTGAGGCGAGGATAGAAATGGCAACAACAGCCAGCGTCGCTGCTCGAAAAATGGTGGGCTTTCTTACCGCCCCAACCACCGGGATCGGGCCCGTGGTGGCGCAACTCGCGAACGACACTGGGGTCGCTCTTGCACCGATCCCGGCGGCCCACATTGTGAATCAAAATGTGTCTTTTGACCTTGCAGAAAAGGCGCAAGCCGTGAAGTATCCGGTTATGCATGTGTACACGGACCGCGTACGAAACACCCTCGCAGAGAAATTTCGCAGCTTTTCTGGGACCGTGAGAACAGTTGCAGAAGTGCGGGTCTCGCAAGATCGGATTGAAGGGATCGAAGAACAACTGCGGCTGTATGTGGATGCCGTGACTCAAGTGTTGGACGCCAACCGGGGAAGTTGGGGGGAAGGCGCCTTTTACACGGGAGGCTATGAAGTTTCTTTCGATCCGATACGGCATGGGGGGAAGAATTTCATCCAAACGGCGAAGGTGAGTTTCGAGGTGGACCTTTCGCAATAGCGAAACGTTGAGGTTATTACATATGTCCTGCTACATTTCATCGAATAACAATCGGTTGTACGCCGCCCTTGAGACCAGCTACGGCCAGGTGGCGGCTATCACCGCACAGAACCGCATACCGCTGGTTCGTATGAACGCTAAGCAAACGCCGGTGGTCACGGCGCGCCGGGATAAAACAGGGAGCCGAACGTTCGCAGGACTGCCGAACCGGGTCCGCAAGACGGCAAACTTCGAGCTGAGCACATTCATGACGGAGTGGACGAATAAATCAGCCGGGCCAAGCCACGGACCGCTCTTTCAGGCTGCCTTGGGGGCTGCGCCATTGCCGTTCTCCGGCGGAACGATCCAGTCGGCGACGAACCAAACCCAGCTGCAGTTCGCGGCGCCGCACGGGCTTACTCCTGGGCAAGCAATCGTGATCGGCAGCGAGATCCGGTTTGTGTCGGCAGTCCAAAATACAACTACGTTGTTTATCAATGCACCATTCAGCGCTTTGACTGGGGGTGCGATTGGCTCGGCAACCATGTCCTACCAGTTAAACGAGGACGTTGGGAGCGTCACCCTTCACGACTATTGGGACCCGAGCACGGCCGTGCACCGGATTTTGAATGGCGCCGCCGTTGACAAACTGCAGATCAAAGTAAATGGCGACTTCCAGGAGTTCGACTTCAGCGGACCAGCGAGGGACCTTGTGGATAGCACGAGTTTCACAAGCGGGGACGCTGGCCTAACGCAGTTTCCGAGTGAGCCAGCAGCTGCAGGCTTTGATTACACGATTGTGCCAGGACATCTGGGACAAGTGTGGATGGGATCGACGCCAGTTCAGTTCCTTACCCTGACATCGGCAGACTTGACTCTCAATAACAACATCTCGTTGCGCGCACATGAATTGGGCAGTGACTTTCCACTTTGTGTTCAAGCGGGCGCACGAACCGTGTCGTTGAACTTGTCCATTTTCGAGCAGGACGACGCGCAAACGAAGCAGTTATATCAGGCGGCACGCCAGCGGTCACCGATCAGCGTGATGATTCAGTTGGGAGAGCAAGCGGGGCAACTCTTCGGTGCTTATATGCCAGCGATGGTGCCTGAAGTGCCGGAATACGACGATCAACAAACACGGCTGCAATGGAAATTCCAAAACAGCCGGGCACAGGGGACGGCCAATGACGAACTGTACATTGCGTTCGGATAAGGCACAACACGAAAGCTCGCGCTGGTTCGACGCGGAAGCATGCGTAGGGGCACGGTACCGAATCGCGCGCATTTCGCTAGGCAGGCGCATCGAGCTGGCGAGGCGAATCCGGGAGATCGGCAGGAAACTGGAGTTCCTGGAGGCGGGCAACGACGCTCGGGAGAAGCTCGAGGCCGCGGTACTACAGACAGAGATTGATCGGGCATACCTGGAGTGGGGACTGGAAGCAGTGGAAGGACTCGACATTGACGGCGAGCCAGCCACTCTGGAGTCCCTTATCGAACGAGGACCGCTCAATCTGGCGATGGAGATCTTGGGGAAAATCCGCACCGAGTGTGGCTTGACAGAAGACGAAAGAAAAAACTGATTGTCGCATTTCATTTTCTGCGCTCCGATCCTGCCGGGTGGAAATGCGATCAGTGCAGACGGCAGGGTCTGGAACGGAGGCGACGCTGTGGATTCTTGCCAGAGCGGGAGCGCGGCGCACCACGCCTGGTGTGGACTCGCGGGCGCGCAGCAGCGGATGAGTGTCCTAAGTCGCTAGTGAGGGCGGCGAGCATCGAGTACGTCGAAAGATTCTTCGCGTGGAAGTTCGCTGGGTGCGGAACGGCAGAACTTACCGCGCGGGAAGCCGATGCATTTTTGATCCTCGAGAAGGAGTGGCGAGCGGAGCAGGCAAATGGCCAATGACATTTTTGGGATCGATCTCAGTACGTGGTGGAGGGGTGCAGCAGTGCATATACCGCGTTCAGTGAGCGACGTGGTGAGCAGTTCGCTCACTAGCGTTGGAGGAAACGGCTCGGTAACGGACCAACACGGAGGGTCAAGCGGCACGACTGGCGCAGTGAATGACGTGGTAAGCGCGTCGTTGGCGGGCGCTGGGAGCAACAGCGGCGCGGCGGATCAAGTCACGCAACTTACGCAACAGTTGCAGCAACTGCAGACAGTCGGCCAAGCCGAGACGCAATCTCTCCAAGACAACACCCTAGCGGTAAATCAGAATACGACTCAGCTCGGGCAGACCGGGTCCTCGACCGCAAGCAAAGTGGGCAGCACGCTTCAGAGTACGTTTGGTTTGTTCACGGGGTTGAGTCCACTGATCACTGGGTTGGTCAGTTTGTTTGGCGGTGGCGGGAGCAATGAGACGGCCGCGCCTGCAACATTTTCCCTGCCACCCTCAATCTCGGTTAGCGCAGGCGTCAGCGAAGCTGCTCCTACGCAGGCATTTGGCGCCGACTACGGAGCCGGGGGGCAGCCCCGACCAGTGGTTTCCGCCACTAGTTCCACCGCACCGCAAATCACCGTGCAGGTGCAAGCTATGGATAGCCAATCGTTCCTGGATCGGAGCCATGATATTGCGGCGGCGGTCCGGCAAGCAATGCTTGAATCGGGCGTCCTTAACGATGTGATTCAGGAGGCGGCGAATGGCTAGCTTCCCGACACTTAAGACCGGCGCGATAGCGCAGTATCCTTCGGACCGGACGACACAAATCTCGTCGCAGGTATATCGCTTCATGGATGGCCGTGAGCAGAGATTTCTGGCATACGGCCTGCCGCTACACAGATGGCAATTAAGGCTGGACCTGCTGGACGAAGGTGAACTGAGCACGTTAGAGGATTTCTTCGCGAGCGAAGAAGGGCGATCGGGGAGCTTCTCATTCACGGATCCGTGGGATGGGACGGTGTATCCGAATTGCAGCTTCGCAAGCGACACCTTCAGCGCTGAATCTAAGGGGCCACAACAAGGCGCGACGCAGTTGACGATTCGGGAGAACCGCTGATGGCCGTATTTCCGCAAATCACGATCTACCCTCTGATCAGGCAGTTGAGGCTGAGAACCGTGGAGAACGACTTAGCTGACGGAAGCACATTGGTATTCGCGGACTCGTATGCGTCGGCGAGGGCGTGGGAGTTGCAGGCAAGAGGGCTGATGGCGACCGAATGGGCAGCAATCGAGGCGTTTTATCGGTCCGTTTCGGGGCAGTGGCAAACGTTCACGTTTCTTGATCCGGCCGGGAATCTGCTAGCGGGCAGCGAGGACTTCGCCTCCGGCGCGTGGACGAACGGACCACTCATTCACTTGACGTCCGGCGTCGAGGACCCGTTCGGAACAACGCGCGCGACCACCGCGGTAAACACCGGCCAGACAGCGCAGGCGGTGGTACAAACGCTTGCGGTACCGGGAAGCTACCAATACGCGCTAAGCGTTTGGGCGAGGACGTCCGCCGGCTCAGGCCTTACACTCACGGCGGGGAACGCAGCCCGAAGGTTTCCGCTCACGACACAATGGCAGCGAATTTCTTGCCCGGTGAACCTTGGGCAGAACACGGCGTCGGTGACGTTCGGTGCGCAGATGGATCCGGGGGCGTCCGTGGACATATTCGGAATGCAGGTCGATGCGCAGTGGGCACCTTCCGATTACAAACGGACAAGCGCGAACGGAGGCGTTTACGCAAAGGCCCGGTTTGCCGCGAATGCGTTCACGGTGACAGCGCAGAGTACCGACGTGTATGACGCGACCATTCGTATTGTGAACACAGAGAGCTAGGATGCCAACGATCGACAGTCTGAAAGAACAAGAAGCGGCGTTGACACCGCTGTTTTTGTTCGACTGTGTTTTGGCATCGGGAGCAACGGAACGCTGGAGCACGCATCCGGTCACGTTCAATGGAAACATATACCCGGCGCGCCTGCTGAAGCACAATGTCTTCGAGCTCCAGGCGGGTTCGGACATCGGATTAGACGGCGCGGCGAAAATCACTGTCACGCTCGCGAACGCGGATTCTCATTTCTCGGAGATCGAGCGGCAAACGGGTTTCCGCGGAGCGCAGCTCACGATTCAGCTTCTTTTCTACGATTTGATCGCGAACCAGGCTTCCTCGGAAGTTCGCGTCGTTTTTAAGGGCGTTGGTAACACCGCCGATGAAATCACCGAGTCAGCACTACGTGTGACGTTTACCAATCGGCTGAATTTGCAGCGAATCCTGCTACCTGATGTACGCATCCAACGCCGATGCCCGTGGATGTTCCCCGCGACGGCGAGCCAAAGGCAAGAGGCTCTGACGGGCGGAGGGAAAGGAATCTATTCGCCACTTTACAGGTGCGGATACTCTCCGGACCAAGCGGGTGGAGTGGGAACTCTCAACAATGGAGTACCTTTCACAACATGCGACTACACCCGAGCGAGTTGTACCGATCGCGGGATGTTCGACACAGATCAGTCGAACAACGCAACGCGGCGGTTTGGAGGTATTGAGTTTCTCCCGGCGCAGGTCCTGGTGCGGAGCTTCGGGGAACAAGGGACACATTTGTCTCCCCTCGCGGTGAACACGGCGCTTTACAACGATTTCGTTCCTCTGGTTTACGGTACGGCGTGGCAACAGCCGCCAATCGTTTTCGCTCGCAATGACGGCAATCTGACGCGGATGGAAGTGCTGCTCGGGCTGGGGGAGATCCAGGGAGTTGTCAGCGTCGTCGTAAACGAGGTCGTGATCCCACTCGGCGTGTCCGGAGCAAATATGACGGCCACAGGCTGGTACAACGAGATCAGCACCGGAACGAGACCCGGGAACTTCAATCTCGATTTTACGGATTCATCAGGAAAACCTCTCGGGGATCCGTACGGGAGCATGGCATTCCTAAGCGTGGTGGTCCCCAATTCGATTAGCAACGGAAATACGTTGCCGCGGATCAATGTATTGGTCCAGGGGTTGAAGCTGGAGCAGTTCGATTCAACTGGCGCGTCAACCGGATTGGCGTTCACGAATAATCCAGCCTGGGTGCTGCTGGACGTTTTGCGGCGGAGTGGCTGGACGGAAGCGGACTGCGATCTAGTCAGCTTTGCTACCGCCGCCGCTTACTGCGGAACGCCGATTCAGACCAAGGACTTGTACGGGAATATAGTGCTGACGCCGCGATTCGAATGCAACCTGGTACTACAGAATCGCAAGAGCGCCGCGGAGGTCGTGAAAGGCATCAGGATGGGCTCGTCCCTGATGCTGACTTTTGGGAACAGCGGGATGTTAACACTGCGAATAGAGAATACGCTCGCTTTGCAACAACCGTCACTGCCAGACGGAAGCAACAGCACGAACCAGCTCAACGGTGGCTGGCCGGCGTACGAATTTAGCGATGGGTCTGCGACATTTTCGGGAATTCTACGAAAACCAAACGAGGACGCTTGGATCCGGTTGTATTCGAAGAGCGGCGCGGATGTGGCAAACCGGTTGACCACAGAGTTCCAGGACGAATACAACGACTACCAACAAGACAGCTTGTCGCTTGTAGATGTGGACGATTCTCTGCTTACCGGCCGGGAGGTGACAGCCGCATTTCCGGCGTTGGGAATGCCAAACTTTGACCAAGCGACGCGAATGCTGGAGCTACAACTCGCGAAAACCCTGAGTGGAAATACGTTTGTCGAGTTCGCAACCACAGTTCGAGGCGTGGGCATTCTCCCGGGGGACCTGATCTCGGTCACTTACCTGAAAGAAGGCCTGCAGCGTCAGCCTTTTCGAGTCGTCAGGCTGGCACCGGGATTGAACTACCAAACTGTGTTGGTTACGGCTCAATGGCACGACGATGGTTGGTATACAACGGGTGGCGCGAGCGCGGCGGGGGGACGGCGACCAGGCGGCGCCGGCGGAGGCCTTCCGCGACCGTTGGTGGGAAGCGTCCTGGATTCAAATGGCATTGAGCAGTTTGGAATTGCCGAGAGCGTGACACCGACCGCGGATGGAGGGTTTACGGAGACACTGACTGTGTCCTTCGACAGCCCTGCAGTCCCGGGGCCGGCGGGGGTCAACATTCCGCTGGTGAATTTGAATCCGACCATCAATGTGAGCGGGGGAACGCTCAAAGGACCGCAGACCCTTTATTACGCTGTAAGCGCTGTGGATACCAATGGCGTCGAGAGCGGTCTTTCGTTCGTGATCACGGCCTCGATTCCATCGGTAAGTAACACGAACTCTGTTGAACTGTCCGGGCTGAGCTTTTCGCAAGGCACGGCGAGTTTCAATGTCTATCGAGGAGTGAATCCTTATGAAATGCTGTTGATCGTGAATACAGGGGTTGCAGCAACTTACACGGATTCGGGCGCTTCACCAACCCTAACCGGGCCACCCGATGCAAACTACGATCACGCGAATTTCTATTGGCGGTTCGAGTTGCAACCGGAAGTGGCGGTGGGGATTCACTCACCCACGACGATCGGAAATACAACCTTAGGGATGCTCGCGAATGATTTCCTGGGAGGACTGGTACGAATCACGAGGGGGAAGGGCGCGGGACAAGAACGTCCTGTGACGAACAACGACGCGACGACCCTCACCGTGAGTCCACCCTGGACGGTGGAACCCGATCCAACGAGCTACTTTGTCGTGACCGAGAGTACTTGGAGATTCGGTGGCTTAAGCAAAGCCGGTCCTGCCCAGATCGAGGTTCCGTACCGCCCCGGAGGAACGGTGGAGGTTTCGGGCCGATCGGCCAATGCTCTCGATCAGGAGAGCGCGTACGAGCTAAATCCGATTACGCCATGGCAGATCGGCACGGGTCAAGGCGCAGGGGCGGATGCGGACACGCCGCCACTGCCAGTGTTCGGGCTGAATCTGGCCGGCCAGGGGACGATCGAACTAACCGCAATCGACTTTACGACTTTTGATAACACTCACACGATTTCAGCGGGGACCCTATCGCTCTTCTATTGGCATGAAATCAACAGTCCGACGGGTTTTTCGCTGACGGGGACAGTCGCCGCGACCGGCGCGAGCATTGGTCTGGCTCAAGCGGGCACTGCCCAGCCTGGAGATCTCATTCAAATTGACTCGGAAATCCTTCAAGTGACCGCAACATCGAACGGTGGAACGCAGTATGCTGTCAACCGAGCCTCGCACGGGAGCGTGGCCGCAGCTCACGCGGCGGGAGCCGCGATCTATCATTTACAGCGCAGCATTACGATAGTGCCGTTCGTTAAGAACTTTTTCGGGAGCCCAGCGAGCGGAAGCTATAGTCACGCGGTCTTTCTGCCGGACACGCGAGTGAGCGCTGCCGAGTTCTTTGTGACCAACACGATCGGCAGCAGCCCGGTGGCAATGGCAGCGTTCGGCGCGACGGTGGATCAAGGCTTGCGGACGCTATCGGGCGGTCAGTTGTCGATTCAAGTCGAAGGATACCTAGCGATTCAAACCGGGGCGGCACCCGCGCTTGTAATCGACACTGCCCTAGCGGCTAGAGACATCTTTGCGATCGTCGGCACAGCGCCTAGTGGCGGGCCTGTGCAACTGCAATTGCGGCAAGGAAGCAATGCCTACTGCCTGTTGACGATTCCGGATGGACAGACGATTTCGAATGTAGTAAACGGCTTTGGGTTGGCGCCGCTTGCGGCGAACGCTGAATTGAATCTAGACATATTGTCAGTCCCGACGGCGTCGAATACGCTGCCAGGGCAGGATCTGACGGTGACGATACGGCTGTGAGCATAAAGCGCGAAAAGCTGCGGCCCGATCAGGATTTGCAGTGTTTCTTTTTCCATCCATCCGCGATTGCCGCCCTGAGCGGCACGTCGGCATCAGGGTTTACGCTTTCGGGAACGTGGCGACAGCAATTCGATTGGGCCGTGGTCGAGTGGGACCGCGATAACGTCTACGAACATCCCGCCTTGCGGAATCTGCCAGACGGGGATTTAAGCGGACTGACTCTGACGTACGACGAGACACGCACCAACTGCATCCCTATCGATTCAGATTTGTTTCACACAGTGAGTTGGCCCTTTTTGCGCATCTGGGCTCCGGACGCGAATGGCGTGGAGCAGGTCTATCAGGTACCGCTCGCGCCTTTAGCGACACCAATTCAAGGAAGCTACGCCGAAGCGTACGCAGACTTCACTCTTTCCGGAACGCTGACAGCTGGGGATTTTGTCGGTCTTGCTTATCTGGACGAACACGTTACGTATCAGATCGGCGGCTGGGAAGGCACGATCGAGAACGTGCTGGTTCAAATGGTGGCTGCCTTCGCATCGTCGTCTCAATTACGGGCGACTAGCGCCGGATCGACGATCCGTGTTTACTACACGGGCGGAGCCGCTATCGGCTCTGGCAATACGGGCGCTAATGGAAATCGATTCTCGTTGTATTCCTACTCTTGCTCGGCATCGGGCGGGGCTTCTACATTCAGTTGGGATTCGGAGGGAAAGACGTTTGCTAATGGAACGTCCCCGACTCAATGGCAAATCACGATCCCGTTTAATTCTCTTCAAGGTTATATCGACCCGGACTATAGCACGCTGCACACAGTTGTGAATCCGAATCAAATTCGGAGATTGCGTTGGACTTACTCGGCCGATCTGCAAGCGGGAGCCTACGCGCGAAGTGAATTTCAAGTGCAAATCACAAATTGGACGGTCACGGGTACAAATCAGGTTTACTCCGTAGCCGGACCGGGAAGCCTGAGGTTCGAGGACGATTCGTCTGCGATGGTCTACAGCGGATCGTGGACGATGCCGCGGGGGAACTACTCCGGCGGGACAATTCACTATTCGCAGGCGCAGGCTAGTTCCCTGCGTTGCACCTATCAGTCGCCTGTGGCTCATACCTTGTATGTCGGGCTGCGTTACACAGGGAGCGGGGCGCAGGCGGCGGTGACGGTCGATGGACGAAACGCCGGTGTCGCCAACCTGTTAAAGCCTGGCGAAGACGTGCTGATTCGGTGGCCCGCCGGGCAATACAGCGCGGGGAGCCACACGGTTACGATCACACATCAGGGCCCGGCGAATGCGGATTTGTATTTCGACTTCGTGGAGGCGGCCGTACCTTCAACCTCACTGCCGACTTTTCCGGACGAGCCGCGCATGACGCTCGCGACCGACTGGGACACGGATCATTCCCTGGCGCTAGCGCCCGAGCGGACCGCCTGGTTGATCGATACCTTGGGCTTCAAAGGGCGGGCGAATCACTATATTGGCGCGCTGTGGTTTTACGAGCTTGCGAATCCGGCTCAGGTTTATGCGTCCGCCACCGTTACGTTTTCGGGCGGACCGGACACGAATCCCAGCATCACCAATTCCGTAGGCCTCACGATTGGCGGCACGCAGTTGACCAAGCTCGTGCATATGGGCGATACAGCGGCAACGCTGGCTCTGGCCTTCGCAAACGAGTTAAATCGTGGGTACATGAGTTTCTGGGGAAAAGCATCCGGCAACGTCCTTACAATTTACTCGCGATCGATGGGCACAGCTGGAAACAGCATTACCGTGGCCCCAGCCTCATCGGCTCCGAGCGTCTGGCAGTTAACGCCGAGCGGAACCCACCTAGCGGGAGGAGTGGACGGCACGTGGATAACAGATCTGGCCGCAACACCAAGGCTGAATCGGGCAGCGCGAGATTGGACCACCAGTTTTTTTGCGGCACTTAACGGACCCGGAATCGACGTGGCGTCGTCGCTAAGTATGGAACTGGGAAACGGCGATCCATCAACGGCCGCGGGAATCGCACAGCGAGGCCCACTGGGGGATCCGATCCTGTTGCCGACGCCATCTTTGCAGACGAATTTCTCGCCCACGAGCCTCGCTTTCTGGCAGGAGGCATATGCCGAGATCGCGGCCATGCAGGCGGCGGCGGGATTGCAGCCCTTTTTGCAATTCGGCGAAGTCCAATGGTGGTATTTCCCAAACAACGGGGAGCCTTCGGGTCCGGCTTTTGTCGATTACCATGGAATGCCGTTCTACGACGCGTGGACGATTAGTCAGTTTCAGGCACAATACGGGCATCCGATGGCTCAAATTACGACGAACACCGTCAATCCGGCTGCGTACCCGAACGAAGTTGCGTTTTTGGCGTTCGTGCTCGGGAATTTTACAACCGCAGTCATGAATTATGTTCGATCGACTCAACCTCAGTGCCGTTTCGAGGTCCTGTATCCTACGGACGTAAATCAGGCAGCGCTTAACCAGATCATCAATTTCCCAACGCATGTGTGGACGCCCGCCAATCTAACGGGGCTAAAGACGGAATGTTTTGGATTCACACTGGGTAGGGATCTGACCCAAAGCCAGGAAACGATAGACACCTCCTTCGGTTTTCCCGTGTCGCAAAGGAGTCATCTGGTCGGGATAGGCGATTCGACGACGGCATGGTCCAAAGAGGCGCAAAAGGCGGTTGGAAAAAAGCTAGAAAGCGTTGTGTTGTTCGCGTTGGACCAGCTGTGTCTAATTGGTTATGGACTTCCATTGCCGGTTGGATTGCGGCGAAGCCTGCGTATGGCATCCTAG